TGAGTTGCAGTTACACCACCTATGGTGATCCCATTGGAGGGAATGTCCGCTCCGGCTGCATTGGCGGCCGCCAACCACGTAATTCCAACTACAACGAAACGGTCAGAAGACGCAGAACCGATTGCTCTTGCGGTGAACATGGTGCTGGACGGCGCGGGCGTACTACCGAGGACTGCTGAATCGGTCCAAAGCGGCACAAGAGGACCAGCCGCAGCCGCCGCACGCTGCAACGGCGGCCAAGACGGAATCTGCCCAACCTGACCGACGGCCGCTGTACAAAACAGCAGCCACGCAAAAGCTACGCGCAACAACTTCATGCCCCGTCTCCCGTCAGGATAGCAACACCGGTTGTATAGATGTTGATGCCGATGATCGACCACTGGCCGAATGTCTTGGTGTAGGCGTGACCGCTATGCAGCGTGGCTGCCGATACCGCCGTTCCCGTGACTGTGACCTGACCCGCCGCCGTGGTTTGCAGGATGGCGATATTGCATCCCGTCGTCAGCGTCGCCGGGATCGTCACCGTTACGGCCGCCGCGTTCGTGAAGGCGATCTCGGTTCCGCAATCCGTACTCGCCAGCGTGTAGGTCGTGCCGGATTGCGTGGTGACCGTGCCAAAGACAGAGCCGAAGGTCTGTGTGCCGGAAAACGTATTCGTGCCATTGAGGAACGGCAGCGTCGCGCCAGACGTGCCAGTGGCTGCGGTGCACGCCGTTCCACTATTGGTCAAATCGGCACAAGCAACGCTGCTGGGCCGACCGCGCGCCGTGATGTAGTTCGTCCCGTTCGAGATGACATCGACGCTCTGGTTGGTCTTGAGCGTGAGGCTCGCCGCGCCGTCGATGGTCGAAGTGGTCGGCGTGATGGTGACAGTGCCGGCGCCGATATTGGTAAAGGTTGAATACCACCCGGTCGTGAACGAGCCGGTCGCCTGGGGAAGCGTGACAGCGATGGCACTCGCGTTGCTGAGAGATACGAACACGCCGCAATCGGTGCTGAGGACGGTATAAGAAGTACCGACTTGCGCGTTGATAGTGGCATTGGCAATCACGCCGGCAGAGCTTGTGCTGAGCCCGCACCCTGTCCCCACCGAGGCCACGCCGCCTGTTGCCGTCAGCGTTGTGCCGTCGACCTTGACTAGACCAAACACACTGGCGCTGGTTTTCTGGATCGCTGGCGCGCCATCCGAGCGCATGAAGGTCGTGGCAACGCCGTTGACCGCGACATCGCCAGCCGTTGCGGTTGGATTGGCACCGGTCGATCCAGCGCCGCCGCACACCGCGCCTGTCCCGGTTACGACTCCGGTCGTGCTCGCCTGCAGGCATTGTGTCGAGCCGGTGACGCCCGCCAGCAGAAGCTGGTTTGCGTTAAATGTCTGGACGTTTGACCAGGTGTTGGCCGCATTGAGCAGCCCGATCGTGGCGCCTGAAGTGCCTACCGCCGTCGAGCAGCCTGTGGCACCGTTCGACAGATCGGCGCAGGCGGCTTGAGTAACCAGACCGGCGCCGTTGGCCTTCAATGCACCGGTGACGGTGCCAGCGCCGCCCTTGGCGGCGGGGACTACGTTGGCATAGGTTGTCGTGTTGCCGGAGCTCGTGACGTCGCCGGTCAGGTTGGCGTTGGTGACGACGGTGCAAGCGCCTCCACTGGTGCAGCTCAGGCTGCCGCTGACCTTGCCGAAGATATACGTCGCAAGCTGAACCGGCGTGCACTTGCGATCGGCAGCCGACTGCACGCAATACAGCAGGTCGGCATCGGCAATGGCGCCGGCCGCCGTCATCGCGGGGACGGCGCTGTCCGCAGCCTTCGCTTGCGGCGACAGCGCGATCAGGCACGCGGCGATAAGTAGAATGCGTCGAAGCATGTCAGCAGCCTCCCGCGCGGCAAATCTTGCTCACGGCATCAACCTTGAGAAGGAACGAGACGCCATCGACCAGCAGAATCTTGCCGGTCGGCTGGACAGTGCTCGACGGATTGTCGATGTCTGGGTAATCGCCAAGGCTGTTAGCGCCCGGGTTGTAGATGTCTCCAGCCAATGCGCTGGAGATCACGCCGATGAACAAAACCGCCAGGAGGGCTTTCATCAGTTCTCATCCGCATAGATCGGCTGGCCCGCTGTACAGATGACGGTCACGGCAGAGAGCGTCGGAATGCGCGGCGTGTAGGATCCGTTGGGCACCAGCGTCAGGGTTCCGGCTCCGCCGATCACAGCCGTACCGCCTCTTGGATTGATGCCACAATTGGCGCTGCCGGTATTCTCGATCGTAAGAGAGTGACGCGATGCGTTGGCCGCCATGATCTGCTGCGACGCGCCGGACGCCGATGCGATGGTGCGATCTGTCGGGGTTAAGCCGGCGCCGCCCATCAGCCACGGTGCGCAATTGGTATCCAGCGCATAGGGCCCGGAATGATCGCTCGCCTTGTAATAGCCGCCCTGCGCCTGCACGTAGCCGACCGCCGAGCAATCGGCGGCTTGCGCCGCGGAATGCAGCAGCAGGCCAAACAGCGCCAGGGCGAGGAGCCCGGCGATCTTTTTGATCGGCATGTGATCAGCTCCGGATGATGTGGATCTCGATCCACGCTTCAGAAAACAGATCGAACTCGAACGCGCCGGCCCCGCCGGCGATGCGCGCGCCGTCGATGCGGACTTCGGCCTCGCCCGCCGCCACCGCGTACCTGCCGGCGCCCGCGCGCAGGCGAAGCACCGTGCCGGGCGGCTCGCTGACGGACAGCAGCCTCTTGTCTTTTTTTCCCATTGGACTTTGCCTGCGCCAATTGGCGCAGGCTCCTCTCTACAGAAAGATCAATCCGTGCTGGTGCGCTTGCCGGACATCAGCGCGCCCGGCATGGTGCAGACCGCGAGCGGATAGGAGAAGGTCTCGACGTCGGCCCACATGTCGCGCTTTTCGTCGAGCACGATCCACGAATAGGTCGGCAGGCCCAGCGTATTGACGAACTCGAACCGCGGCGCCGGCGCATAGGCCATCTGGAAGATGCCGGCATTGGCCGGGAAGAATTTCGCCCGGGTGGTGGGAATGCCGACGGTCGGGGTCGCACCACCTTCGTCGGTCGAGCGATAGTTGAACCAGGTGATGTTGCCGAAGTCGAAGGTCTCCCACGCATTGCCCTTGCGCAGGTCGGCCGCCGCCGTCCAGTTCAGGTAGGTCTGGCGCACTTCCGGATGCGCGGTAAAGGCATCCCAGAACTGATCGCCGCAGGCCGCCATGATCTTGATGTTCGAACCGCCGACGCCGGCCAGCGAGCGGAGGATTTGGCGGATCGTGGTGTTGCAGGTCTGGCGCAGGATGCCGGAAGCCGGCGTGGTGTTCTGCAGGTCCCAGTTCACCTCGGTCGGCTGCGACTGGCTGAACTCGGCGTTCCAGTCATAGATCGTGGTGCCGTCAGCATCCTTCAGCACGCCTTGGATGCACGACAGCCGCCAGTTTTCCATGGTGAGCTCGACATCGTTCTTGATCAGCAGCTGGCGCCGCGCCACCTCGGCCATCAGCGTTTTCTGTTCGGTCTCCGACCCGAAGGCGCGGATGTTCTGCAGCTCGTCCGCGACGATGCGCGAGCCCTTGCCCAGCGCCCTGGTGTTGAAGGCGCGCGCGGTGCGACGCTCGGCACCCCTTTCCGACGGCGGCGAGGAGCGCGGCGAGGTCTGGATCAGGGCCGCCGCGTTGGAGCGCTCCTCGATCCAGACCGCGGTGGTGCGGACCGGTGCGGGAGTGAACAGCCCGGGAATGGTGCCGAGAAACTGCGGCACATAGCCGAGCTTGTCGACGGCTTGGGTGAGCGAGACGGCAGAAAACGCGTCCGCCTTGAATGCGTCCATGGTGATCATGTTGGAATTCTCCGAAGAGGTCGGACGGATGCGCCGACGCGAGGTTTAAGGGGGGATTGGAACGCTTAACGTCAGCGAACGATGATGCCGAGCTTGCTGAGCGCACGGATGCCCTCGGCGAGCTGGATCGCGGTGATGCCGGCCGGCCAGACCAGGTCGACGCCGCGGACCTCGGCGGCGCGGGTGATGACGAGCGCGGAGCCGAGCGTGGAGCCGTCGGTCGTGATGTTGTCCCAGAGGATGCCGCTCAGCCGCTGGCTGCCGTCGGTCGCCGAAAGATTCAGCGCCTTGACCTGGTAGTCGGTCTCCTCGATGCCGACGGTGACGGAGAACGCGTCGCCGATCGCAAAATCGGTGGCGCCGTCGGCGATGGCGAACTTGATCTGGTTGGAGAAGGTCGCCGCGACCGCGACCCGGCCAATCTCGATGCCGTCGGGATCGAACACCACGAACATGCCGGAGTTGGCGGCGACCAGCTCGTTGACGACGCGATAGAGACCGTTCTTGGCGCCGGCCAGAACCGGCGTGGTGGCATCGAGCGTGAACACGCCGTTGCCGGTATTGCTCGCATCCGCCGCCACGCTCGATGTGGTGCTGGCGATGACCGCGGTCTTGCCGACCACCTGGCCGGCGACCAAAGTCTGCGACAGCGCAACCGGGAATACATCGCGCGAGCGGCGGCTGTTGGATTCACTGACCATGAAGCCGCCGGCGTGCCGGGATTCTGTCTGGACGATACCTGTGGTCATGGATGATCTCCTGTGCTGACCGGTTTCATGACGACGGAAAATGGTTCAGCATCGGTCGGCTCCGTCGTCGGACGGCCGGCGGCTGGCAGGCGAAGAAAAAATCAGCGACGCGTGTTCTGCGGCAGTTTTGCGTTCTGTTCGGTGATCACCGCATCCCACGCCGCGGCGACGTTCTGCTCGGCGGAGCCGGCGGGTTTCACGGTGGCGTCGACCGCGAGCGCATCGGCGGCGGCGGCGGCGCGCGCGGCAAGATCGCTGCGCACCTTTGCCAGCGGCGTTTTTGCCGCGACGAAGGCCTTGGCATTGGCGACCGGCACCTTGGCGATCGCGCAGAGGTCCATGGTCTCGATCGCCATCTCGACCGTGTAGGCGTTGGCCGACGCGTCCGGATCCCGCTTGCCGTCGTCGTCGCCGTCGTTTTCCGGCATCACATGGCCGCAGGTGGCGCACTTCTCGCCGGGCCCGGGCTTTGCCGCGGCAACAGCGGCGGGCGGTGCTTCAGCAACGGGAGCTACAGCTGCTGCCGGTGCGGGGGCATTCTGCGCAGCCACGATCGTTGACGGCGAAGTGGTGGAAAGCATCTGGTCTTTCTGTGTCGTCATGGCTGACGTTCCTTGGTTGCTGGCGGAGGCCGCCATGTGGGAGTGAGAGTTCTTCAGCACCAGCTCGGTGAGCTCGCCGACCGCATCATCGAAGGTCCCGACCGCGTCGGCGAGGCCGGTCTTGACCGCGTCCGCGTCGGCATACATTTCCGCTTCGGTTTCCATCGCCTGTTTGGAGGAGATGCGGCCTTGCCGTCCGACCAGATCGGCAAACGACTGCCTGCAGTGATCGGCAGACGCCTGGAACGAGGTGCGCGCCGCTGGCGACAACGCCGCGTGGTCCCAGCCGTCGATCTTGCGGCTGCCGGAAAAGATCGCGCTGTAGTTCAGGCCGCGCGCCTCGTCCTGCGCCGATTGATCGACATGCACGATGACCGCGCCGATCGAACCGACGCGCGCCAGCCGCGGCAGCATGAAGCGCCCCGCCGATCCGCCGAGCGCATAGGCAGCGGAGGCGGCCAGCGAATTGGCGACGGCCCAGACCGGCTTGCTCTCGCGCGCCGCCAATATCTGATCGGCGAGATCGAGCATGCCGGAGGCCTCGCCGCCCGGACTGTCAACATCGAACAGCACGGCGCGCACACGATAATCGTTCATCGCTGTGGCGAGCGAAGCGCCAAGCGCATCGTAAGTGGTCCAGCCGCAGACCGCCGCGAGCCAGTCGTAACGCTTCGACAGCACGCCCGCGATCGACAGGATCGCGATGCCGTCGGAGGTCAGCGCATATTCCGAGATGCCGTCGCTGCCGCGCACCGGCTCGGCGGCAACCATCGACGACAGCCGCTCGCGGCGGATTTTCTCCGACCGCTTGCCCATCTTGGCTTCGATCTGTTCGCCAGCCAGCACGCGGCGGCCGACCGGACCGTCGACGATCGCGCGCAGCGCGCCCGGCTCGATCAGGTGCGCATGACCGAACAGGCGTTCAGCGATATGGGGATAGGCCACGGACATTTTTTGACGCCTTTGGCGGTTTCGGTTTCGGTGGCGTGGTCTTTTTCACCGGCTGCGCCGGTGCCGGATTTTCCGGCGGCGCGTTGTCGTCCGGCGGCGGCTCGGCTTCGGTATCTTCCGGCGGCGGCGAGGCCAGGATCTGGCGCAGGCTTTGCGAGCCGGAGAACACGATGCCCAGACGCTTGGCGCGCTCGGCGTCTTCGGCGATGCGCTGGTCGACCTCGGCGGCGTCGTAACCTTCCTCTTCCACCACCATCGAGCGCGCCTTGAATCCGGCATCGACGGCGAGCACTTCCGACTGCCGGTCCTTCAGCGGATCGATCCACATCCAGCGCGGCGGAATCCAGTCCATCCGCAGGTAGTCGCGCGGATTGTCCGCATAGCCGTCGAAGGCGAGCGCGCCGCTGATGTGGGCGGCATCCATGAAGGCGCGGAACACCGGCCGGCAAAACTGATGGATGATGACGCCGTTCTGCAGTTTTTTGGCGCGGCGCCGGGCCTCGATCATGCCGGCCCGCTGACTGCCGTAATTTGCGCCTTTCAAATCTCCGGTGACGCCGGCGTAAGGCAGTCCGAGCGCGGCACAAACGCGCGTCAGCGTCCGGTACTGAAACGCGTCATAGGATTGACCGACGTCGGCGGGAGCGGCGACCGTGACATCCTCGCCCGGCAATAGCACCTGCGCCCCGCCCGGTTCGAGCTTGATGCTCGGGACGCCATCATCATCCTTCGGCGCGTTCTTTTCCTTGTCGAAGAATTCGCCGTCCGGATCGGGACGGGTGACGAACACCGAAAACAGCGCCGCGGTCTTCTTGCGCTCGAGCTCGGCGTCGTCATAGAGGTCGAGCATCCACAGCGTGATGATCGCCGGCGTCAGCCGCGAGAGCCCGCGGATTTGCCCGGCTTCCCTCGCATCGTAGACGTGAAGGATCTGATCGGCCGGTATCCTCACCCGTTCGCCGAACTTCGGCGCCAGCGTGATGTCGCCCGGATTGACCTTCCAGAAATGGTAGGCGACGCGGCGGCCAAGTTTGTTGAACTCGATGCCCTGGCGGATCTCGTTGCCGTTGTCGAGCGTCATGGTCAGCCACAGCGGCAGTTGCTCCGAGGGATAAAGCTCCAGCTGCAGGGGGACGCTAAGCCCATCCGACAACCGCCGCGGCCGCAAGCGAACGAAAATCTCGCCGGCGATGAACAGTTCGCCCGCGATACGGTCCTGCATGCCGTAAAAATTACTGACGCCCTCAGCGTCGGCTTCCTCGGCCCATTCCGCAAACAGCTCGTGAACGCCCTGCTTCTGTTCGGAGGCGGCCTTCGCGGCTTCAGTGGACTCTTCCGAGTCGTCGTCGCCGACGTCCGGAATCGGCATCGGCGATTTCCAGCTCGGCGAGATGCCGTCGCCGACCAGGTTGGCGGAGAAACATTCCCGCGCGCTGGTGGCGTAGCCATTGTTGCGGTCCAGAAACCGCGCGCGGGCGAGCGTGTTCGGCCCGGACTGGTTGATCAGCGTGTTGACGTGGACGCGCGAGGGAATCCAGCTGCCGAGCCGGCGGCCCATGCGGCCGGCCTCGATACCGATGCCGTCCTGACCGCCGCCGCTCCAGGCGCCGGCCATCACGCCGCGAAACGCGCGCGCTAGTCCCGCCAGCATCGTTACAGACCCTTGCCGGAAGAGAAGCGATAGCTGCGCGTGATCGTCGACGTGCCGTTCAAAGCGTCGATATCGCTCTCGACATCCTTGATCGCCGCCTGGATTTCCGCGATCGAGCGGTATTTTGTGGTCCGCCCGGCATAGCTCACCTCTTGCTTGCCGTTGGTGAGCGCCGTTTTAAGCGCGTCAAGGCGGCCTTGCAGCGTGGCGAGGTCAGCGGGCATCGAATGTCAATCCATGTAGCTGGAGCGTGAGCTCGACCGCGAAAATCGTGGACGCGCGGCGGGTTTTTGCGGCGCCGCGGGTGTTTGGGCGGCGCTTGCAGCGTTCGGCGCAACAAACAACGGCCCGTCGAACAGTTCGGCTTGCGCTTCGACTGGCGGTGTCTCGCGTTCGGCCTCGAGCCGCGCCCAGATCGCGTCGGGAAGCCCGCGCACGCCGTATTTCACGCTCGCGGCCTCGGCATAGAGCATCGTATCGAGGCCTTCATTGGCCTGCGTCTCGTCCTTGGTCCATCGATAGACGATAAAGCCGTGACGCTTCTCCGGCGTGCGACGCTCGGCGGTCAATTGCCGGAAATATTCGTCGTCAAGGCCCGATGGGAACGCGATATGGCCCTGCGCGAGCGGATCGTCCTTTGCCAGGTTGCGGTACAGCGCCATTTTTACGACGGAGGTGCCGAAATTGTAGAAGCGCTTCGAGTATTTCAGCAGCTTGCCGGTGCGCTGGTTGCGCTCTTTGCGAATTCTCGCCAACAGCGGCGCGGAATCCGATCCGAGACCGCGCACCATGATCAAGCGCGACGCCGGATGCTTTTTTGCGAAGTCCCAGACGTCTTCCGTCCAGGCGTTGCCGTCGATCGCGGCCAGATCAATGCCGATTTTTTGCCCCGAGGCGTTGAGCCAGGTCTGTTCGAGCAGCGCGGTCAACCTTTCCTGACACGTCACGTCCGAAATGTGCCCGGGCACCACAAAATAATCGATCACGAAGCGCCGATGGTCGCGGCCGAAGCCGACGAGCTGGCCTTCGACCCGGTCATGCTGGCAATCGAAGCCGAAAAACAGCAGCAGCGCGCCGGCTGGGATTTTTCCCCTCACATATTCGGACTGCGCTGCGCGGTCGCGCAGCCTTTCCCAGGGCGGCGCTTCGCTGGCGGCCTTGTAGGCGTGGCCCGCGGTATCATTGAGGAAGGTCTGCTCGGCGGCGGGATCGCCCTTTGCCTTCAGCCACTCCCGCGCGATGCGCTCGAACGATTGCAGGAACGAATAGGCCGACCATATCCAGAACGAGCGGTGCTCGCGCTTGGCGGATGCGTTGTGGGCGCGCCATTCCAGACCCGAAAACATCTGGCGGCGGTGATGCTCCTCGATCGAGGCGCCGCAGGCGATGCAGGAGAAGTGCGCCTCTTCCGGCTTGTCCGGATCGAGCGCGGCATGCATGTTCTCCCATTCGAGGATTTGCATGTGCTCGCAATGCGGGCACGGCACATAGGGATATTCCTGACTGCCGGATTCAAAGCTCCGCGTGATCCGGCATCCCGGCAGCACCAGCGGCGTCGAAGCCTTCAGTATTTTTGCGAATTCATGGGCGCGCGAGCGGCTGTCGGACTGCGATTCCGGGTCGCCGGCCGCGTTCATCTCCCATTTCGACAGATCGTCCTGCACCTGGCGTCGCATCGAGACTTGCGACAGCGACGACGGCGAGTTGGCGCCGGAGATCAGGATCGCGCCGAGGCCATCGCGGCGTTCCTTCATCAAAACGGAATTGCCGCCGTCGCGGGATTTTTCCGGAAACAGATCGCGCAGCACCGCCGTGCCCTTGAGCATCGGCGAAAGTTTCAGCTTCGACCAGCGCCCTGCATTGTCGTCGGTCGGATGCACCACCAGGAAATCGCAGGGGTCCATCGCCATCGAGCCGCCGAGGAAGACGTTGCAGATGACGGTCTTGCCGATCTGGGCGGAGCCTTGCAGCGTCACGATGCGACAGGGATCGTCCGGAGAAAGCGCTTTCAGTATCTCCGGGACGTGGGGAAACAACGAAACATTGAACGGGCCGGGAAACGGGCTCTCGCGTTCGGAGAACACGATGTGCTCTTCGGCCCAGCCCAGATAATCCACCGGCGGCGGCGGTTCGAACACCCGCGCCAGCGCTTCCATCGCGAGGCGCCCGGCATTGGCGAGCTGGATGCCCATCGCGCGTTACGCCTCGGTCGCGGGATCGTCGAGCTCGGCCTCGAGCACCGGCGGCATCTCTTGCGCCTTGTCGCGAAACATTTTTGCGCCGCTGGCGCGCACTTTCCGGAATTCACCGCGCATCAGGTGCAGCACGTCGCGCTGCGGGATTTCGAACTTGGCCGAGATCGCGGTGGCAAGCTCAGTCAGCGAGCCTTCGACAACGGACATCAGCTGCGAGGCGATCGCGCCCATCTGCCGCACGGCGTCGGCCGTATCGATATATTTGCCCGATCGCGCCGCTTCCTCTTCCGCCTGGCGGCGGTTGGCTCGGCGGATCTGATCGAGCCGCTCCTGCTTGATCTGGTCGGCGATCGGATCGCCGGCCGCCGGCGCTGATGCCGGCGCGGCGCGGGTTTCGTTTGTGGCATCGACCGGCGCCGCGGCCGGCGGCTGCAGGTCGAGCCTGGTATCTAGCCCGTTGCCGGTGCGCTGGCCGATGTCGAGGCTCTCGCGCAGTTGCAGCGTGGCGCGGGCGACGTCGATCCTGGCGTTACGCCCCTCGCCTACCAGCGCGTCGGGTTTTATCTTGCCTTCGGATATCCATTGCGAGACCCGGCCGGGCGATACCTTGCGGAGTTCGGCGAACCGTCCTTTCGAGACCACCTCGCCTGCAACAGCAGCATCCACATCGCCCTCGAATGAAGTTTAGGCGCTGTTTAGGCCGCCTCTTTAGTTCTTTAGGCTTCAATTTAGCCCTCAGACTGCCGATATTCCGGGATGGACCGACCCGTTTGACGTGATCGCTGGGGAGGACCCGCGAACGTTGGCGTTTCGCATCGTTGCCTCATCCGAAAGATTGGCCGCTTGCGGTGAAGCAAGCGGCCCAAGTCTAGGGAGGAAACGCCCAAGGAGGGCAGCGGCCTTGCGGCATGCGAGGTCGCCTACCTATGGACAGCAAAAAGCCGAGGCTTTCGCCCCGGCTGTTTTTGGTTCCACGCTGCCCTACGGATGCTCAAAAGCATCCGGCTGAAACGATCCTGTCGGATCGCCGTCAAGGGACTTGGGCTGGGATCCTCTGGGTAGAGGGCGATGCTTACGTCCGCTTGATCTGAAACGGCAGGACCGAGATCGGCACCTTCCGCCCCATCAGCATTACTTCAATACTGATTCGTCCGTCGGGTGCAAGCTTGATGATCTTGCCCGGAGGCCAGTCAGAGGTCACGTCGTCAACGAGCCGCACCTTTTCCCCGATTTTAAAATCATGCTTGGGATTTTCGGGCTTGATCCCGTTCTGACCGAATTCGATCCGCCTGATCTTCTCGATGTCGGCATGCCGCAGCAGCAGCGGCTTTCCAGTGTCCGTCCGGGCCAGATCGATGACTGCAACGATCTCTTCGCGAAGCCCGACAAGATCGAGACTGTCGGTTGCCGGGCTAAAGATGTAGGGAATGACGCCGACGCGCACCAAACGGCGGATCGGCCGGCCCTCGAACTGCCGCTTCGTTGCGATCAGCTTTTCGTAGCTGGGCCAATAAGCGCGGTAGCCGTGCCGCCGCATGCTGTCGATGGCATCGAGTTCCCGGTTCGATCGGACCACGATCATGAACCAGTCCGCAGCAGCAGGTTGTTCGCGGCGTTGAGGATCAACACCCGTGATGCCGTGAAGCGCCGCGCGTACCTGATCGAGGTTTCCCTGTGTCGTCATCGTCAATCTCCAACATCTCGACTCCCCTCGATTTGCTGGCCGTCCGGCAGCTGCCGGTCTCACGCACTCAACCCACCTGAAAAGCGGTTCCTGCCGCGAACCGCTTTTTGTCCGGGAGGGTGTTGGGAGGGTCATTGCTGATCCTTTTCCAAACCCGCCCGCTCAGAAAAGCCCATTTCCCAAGGATATCTTTAACTCTTTACAAACAATGGGTGGATCGGGTGGATTATTCATACTCGGTTTCCATGTGCGCCCGCGCCCGCGCGCATGTGTATATGAGAAAATCCACCCGAACCGCCCAAACCCTCCCGAACGCTGTAAACTCAACGCCTTAGCCGCGAATCAAATCCACCCATTCCGGGAGGGTCGGGCGGATGATGATCAGAATTCCGTGTCGCCCGCATCCTTCACCTCCGCCTTGCCGTCCTGATTTACCCTAATCGGATGGCCGTCGTGGTCGACGAAATCATTCACGCTTCGAACTAGCTTCACATCCAGAAACCATGTCACGTCGGAATGCTTGCGCTTGTAGCCACGCTCTTCCATCGCCAGCGAAAAGCCTTTTTGCTTCCACGCCGTCTCGCCGGATGATTTGCACCAGGCTTCGAACACCTGGTACAGCACACTCGATTGCACGCGCTCGCCGATGGTCTCTTCAACACAGGTTGATAGGAAGCGGCCGAGCGGATCGGAGGAGCTGCGGTACTCCGCTGTCGCCTTCATCACATCTTCCGGCTCGATCAATCCCTTGTCGCACCACAGCCGCAGGCCATCGAGCAACCGGTTGAGAATGCCGCTTGCTTCAGCGCGCAGCTTTTCGAGCAGATGAATGTCCCGCTCTTCCTTGGGGATGGTCACGTTGAACGGCACTTGTCGAAGCCGCCGCCATATGCCTTCGTCGGCGCCCGATATCCCGGGCCGGTAGTTGCCCGAAATTGTCATCTTGAACTGCGGATAGAATTTGAAGAAATCGCGGTTGAGGTGGCGCGCCTGGATTGGTTCGCCGCCGGTGATCAGCTTGAGCATCGCTTCGGCGAGGCGTGAATTCTTTTCCGGCTCCGAGGTCCGCAGCATGCGCACACCGGGCAGGATAGCGAGATCCGGCGTCGCCTGCCCCGCGTTGCGCGATTTGCCATGGTCGAGGAAACTCTCGATCGGCACCGTCTCACCGTAGTCGCCGGCGACATAGCTGATGATATCGACCAGCACGGATTTGCCGTTGGCGCCCTTGCCATAGAGAAACATCAGCTTCTGTTCACTGACGTCGCCGGTCAGCGACAGTCCGAACCACTGATGGAGGAAAGTGCGCATCGCTTCCGTCGGCTGCACGCGCCCGATGAACTTGTCATAGAGCGGGCAAAGCGCGAGAGGATCGTAATCGACCGGCGAGATTTTGGTGATGAGGTCGCCCGGGTCATGCGGCTGGAAGCTGATATAGTCGCCGTCAGATTTGCGCGCGACCACTAACGTGCCGTTGTTGACGTTGATCTTCATCTTGTCGGCATCGAGCTTGTCGACGCCGATCGCGAAATACGGCGCCCCGCGCTTTGACAGCGCGCCGAGTTTGTTCAGCGCCTCCGAGGCCCGGCCCCAGCTCGCGATCTTGTCGGAATAGAACGTCTTGTTGCCGTCGCGATCGACCTTGAAGACATAGTCCCGGGCACCGCGCTCGGCGTGCTCCACGTCCTTGTCGCCGCTGTCGCGCACTTCGTCCGCTTCATCCTGTATCGCCCGCACCGTGTCATGCTCGGCGATTTTCACGAGATCATCGGCGCCGCCGCGGCTCCAGCGCTTGCCGTCCCAGGCGAGCCAGCCCAGCGCCGGGCACCACAGCAGCTTGTCAAGGTAGCGCTCGCGAAAGCGCTCGGCGTTGCCGAGGTCCGTGAGCGGGAAAAACGCCAGCCGCATGTTGCGACGTTGCTCGGTTTCCACCGCGCGTGGCGGCTTCCTGTCGCCCCCCGCCCCCCTCGCAGCAGAGGCTTTCGCCGCTGACATTCCCAAATGGGAGGGTGTTTCCGATTCGCCCCCTTCTGCGGGGGGCGCGGGGGCGGCGGCAAAAAAAGAAGACGACGGCGAAGCCATGGCGGCGGAATCTTCGGAAGACGAAGCGGAAGGATTTAGTGACGGCCGCTGGTCGCGGCCGGCTTTGAGTGCGGTCGCTTCGCGCCGCACATGATCGAGATTGCGCGGCTGTTTCTTGCCGAGCTTGATGCCGGCCGCGATTGCGCTCTTGACGGCTTTGAGGCCGTCATCGCGGATCAGGCCGCCGGCGCCGGCCGCCTCCTCGAGCGCGGCGCGCGCAAAGCCCTCATGCAGGCTGCCGGCGGCCGCAAGCTGGCCGAGCTGCTCGGCGGCGATCGCCAGCGCCGGCCCCCGCGCCTCGCCGATCGCGGCCTTCACCGTGGCCAGCGCGGCATCGAGCTCGGCCAGGCCGAACTTGCGGATGGCCTCGGCGATGTCCGCGCGATGCGACTCGTCCGCCGCTGCTTCAGCGAAGGCGGAAGCATCATCGCGCGCAGGATCCTCAGCGGTCTCGGAAAACACCGGCGCGGAGTCGACCAGCGTGAGGACGTCGAGGGCGGTCATGCGGCTTCGCTCCGCAGCACGTCATTAAAATCCTTGCCCTCCGGCGCGAACGCGATCCGGATCGTGCGGCCCGGCCGCGCGTACCGCCGCGCCGCGCGCGCCATCGCGCATTCGGTCAACACCTTTTCGGAATCGCCGTCGCCGAGCAGAATCAATTCCTCGACGCTGTCCGGAATCGCAAGGCCCGCATCGTCGGGATCCGGCAGCGGGCCCGGCACGCGCGAGGCATGGCCGTTCGGCCGCTTCAGGGTCGGATGTTTTATCGTTTCGCTGGCGCGGCCGGCGAGATTGCCGAGATCGCCGGCGGCCCAGAACGCGGTATCGGCGATCCGTTCCACCGGCCCCGTCAGCATATACGCCGTGAACACCGCATCGACGGTCTCAAAACCTTCGCCGATCACCAGCCGCCGCGGCTCATCCGCGCTCGGCGCCACCAGGATATGCGCGCCGGTTTTCGAGCCGCGCATTTTTCGCGGGTTCAATATCTCGCCGCTGTCTGGATCGATGATCTCCGCTTTCGTAGGCACGTCATCCGTCGTCAGCCAGGTCAGATGCAGCCCGCCGAATGTTCCGTCGGAGCGGATGAAGGCAGCGCACATCGCCGGCCCGGTAAAAATCTGGCGCGCCGATTTGCGGCCGCGCGAGTCGATGACCTCGCCGTGCCAATACGGCGCCGAGGGCAGGTAGCGCAGCCCCGGGCAGCGCGCCGGCACTTTCAGGCCGCGGCCGGCGAGATAATGCTCGACCGGCGTATCGTAAATCGCGGCCGCCGACTTCCAGGTCTTGAACAGCCGCTTGCGCTCGGCCTCGCGATAGGTCGCAGCCGTCTTCTCCCGCTCAGTGCGCTTTTGCTCGCGCGCCTCGAACAGCTTTTTGGCCTCGGCCGGATCGGCCGCGATCCTGCCGCCGAGCCGCTCGATCGCGGCCAGGAACGAGCAGCCTTCCGCCTTCTCGACCAGGCGGATGACGTCGCCGCCGTCAGGGCACACCGCGCAGACCCAGCTCTCGCCGCCGGGGGGAATCTCGAACCGCTGCGAGGTCGCGCGGCCGCCGCACAGCGGGCACGGCCCGACCAGCCGCCCGCCGGCGCGGCGCAGCTTGACATAGCCGCCGGCGATTTCGGCCAGCGGATTGCGCGCGCGGATGTCGTCAAGATCGGAGGCGGACAGGCGGCTCATTCTGCGGCGATCTCCTCGTCGCCATTC